TTATGCCTCCTTGGTACCATACGCCTTAATGCGCTCATCAATCAACGCAAGCAACTGCCTTTCTGTGATTCGTTCATCTGAAAGAATCGAAGACTTAATTGCATCATCGCATACACGAATTATTTCTGCATGACTCAAGCCAGAGGATTCATTAAGCAACCTCTCAGAAACCATAATATGTCGATCAAAAATACCCAGCCGTGCACTATACAGCCTACATATTTCGGTTCTCGTAGGAAGTGTATAGTGTAATACGTCATCAAAACGTCTGAACAGTGCTTGATCGAGCAATTTCTGATTGTTAGTCGCGGCAATTATAATGCTTTCAGATGCATCCTGCTCAATGAACTGAAGAAAAGAATTCAGAATTCTTCTTGCTTCGCCAACCTCATTATCCAAGGCACGATCTGCACCGATAGCGTCAAATTCATCAAAGAAATATACACCGACAGAGGCACTAATTTCATCAAAAATCTGCCGTAATTTCGCACTTGTTTCTCCCATGAATTTTGTAACGACCTTATCCATCTGCACCGTATACAGTGGGAGATTTAATTCTGACGCAATAACCGATGCAGTAAACGTTTTACCAGTACCCGGAGCGCCTTCAATAAGTATTTTTCGACGATTCGATAAGCCGAATTGCTGCAAACGATTTCTGTTCTTAAACTCCGTCAAGATACGCGAAAGACGCTCAGCAATCTCCTCCGAAACAATCAAGTCTCCGATTCTATCAGAGGGGGTAGATAGACGAAGCATGGAGTCCGAATTGCTAAGCCGCACTATATTGCTACGTACAGGAGGTGCTTTCTCAACAAACTGCTTGAGCTCCCTTGCAAAAGCCTCATGCCCAAGTTTAGCTTCATAAGCCGCAATTTGAAGGACAATCGTTTTGAATTTATTATCATCTCGAAGATAATAAGCACGAACCAAATTCTTGATATGCTCCGCAGTTGCCATATAATTCACCTCCTATCGTTTTGCATAACTTGATTACAGCAAACATGAAAATAAACACAATGAAATAACGCTGTAAGAAATACAGCGTTATTTCATTCGACATGCAAGGAGCAAATTCCTGCTTTCTGAATGTAAACAATTCATAATCCAACTGATTTTTGTGTGTTGGCACTTAAGATGCTTTTGCGTGTCCAAAACCATCATCCGGCTCAAGGAATTGCCGAGCGGAGAGTTTGAATTGTACGTTGATCTTATAGCCATTCCCCACCGTTACGCGCTCAATGAGGCTGGCCAAGATCATCTGCTTGGTTTCGCGGGATGCCTGCTCGAAGATGTCCGCCCATTCCAGCGTTTTCTGGATTTCCATACGCTTGGCGGCCAGCATTTCCTCCTCGGCCTGATTGGTCAGCAGGATGCGCTGATATTCTTCCTTGGCCTGCTCCAAGGTGTCGCGCTGGCGCGGCAGGAGCTGGTTGATGATCGAAAGATCGAGGCGGCTTTCGCCAGTCAGCGCCTTAATGGCTTCGTCCTCCAGCGCGGCCACAGCCTTGGCGGCCTTTTCCACGGCGGCTTCGGCGTCCTTGAGCGCCTTAGCCTGCGTGCTTTCCTCGCGGCGCATGGCGTTCTTGATTTGCTTATCCTGTGGCATTCGCCTGATCCGGGCAAAAAAGGAACGTACAATGTCCAACACGGCGTCCTCCACGCGGTCGGAATTGTACGTTGATTGACCCTTGCAGGTCGAGCGACTATTCACTTTTCGATAGCAGCGGTACACATTCCAATGGTACTCGGTCTGCCCGTCGCGGGTCTTGCGCTTCTTCTTGCAATGATTGATACAGAGGCGCTCGCCGCATTCAGCACAGTAGATAATGCCGGTCAGCAGCCCGCCACCATCGGTACGGAGGGCCATGGCGCGGTTTTCGCTGAATTCCCGGCCACGCTCTTTGATGATCTCAATGGCCTTATAGAAGTAGTAGTCATCCACGATGCGCAGGGCCTCAATGGGTTCCGAGAGCGTATCACCCATGTGCATCTGCCCACGGTCGATGGGATTGCCGATCATGGCTCGAACAGAAGTGGCCCGCCAGAGGGTCGTGCCGCGCTTGGTCTTTACGCCGCGCTCATTGAGCCAGTTGGCGATGCGGTTGCCGCCGTAGCCCTCGTCCACGATTTTGTGGTAGACCTCCGCCTTGATCGCGGCCTCCTCGTCGTTGCGCACCAAGTCCAGCACGGGCTTGTTTTTCTTATTCACGCGCCCAAGATGCACCGCGTCGAAGCCGAAGGGTACGAGGCCGCCGCGATATTCACCGGCCAAGACCATCTGCTGGTGCTTTGCCGTTACGCGGATGGAGGTTTTTTCGGATTCGCCAGATGCCTGCCAGAAGCGGATGTAGTTGAGCAGCTTGTCCACATGGCTGTCGAAACGCTGCTCGCCTTCCTTGACGCTCCATACCCGGATGCCATGGGAAACGAACCATTGCACCACGAAGGGCGTTTCATCATCGCGGCGGCCAAGGCGGTCAAACATGAATACCAGCAGCACGTCGAATTTACCAGCCAGCGCATCCTGCTTGATTTCCATGATGGCGTCGCGCTTCTCGGTCTTGACCTTGTAGCCCGAAACGCCCTTCTCGTAAAGCTCCTTCACGATCTGCCAATCAGGCTGGGAATCCACAAATTCTTGGCAGGCAATGCGCTGCATGGGGATGTCATCGTGATCGACCTGTCCTACGGTCGAAACGCGGTAAAGGGTTTCTACTCGAACCATAGTGTTCTCCTTTCAGCGGTGATGCTACTTGGAGAACGATTGAAGCAGCATCCCGAGTACCGTGTCAATGAGGGTATCGTCCTCGGTTTCGGCGAAGCTCATTGTTACGATGGGCTTCTTGGAATCCTTGGGTTTTTGCTCATTGCGCTTGGGTTTATCCATGTTCTCCACCTCCAGTCTTATAGGAAGCGACCCTGAAAAGAAAGCCTTTTTGCTTCTTATTTCATGTAGAAAAAGGCTCGGCGGAGTTTGTCTGACTTGCCGAGCCTTTGCCATGCGGTCAAATGATCCGGGAATATATGCCGGATACCCAGCCGATCTGTGCGCCGATCACAACGGCGTGCCAGCCATTGGCGGCGGTGGCGACGTACTCGAAGGTCGCGCCCGGCGCAACGGACGAGATGCGAGCAAAGCTGGTATCATTGCCCACGCGCACGTTGACCTTGCCGCCTTCGGACACGATCACCAGCGTCGTACCCACGGGCTTGGCCTCCGGCTGCTCGTCCGGCGTTTCTTCCGGCTGCTCCTCCGGGGTATCCTGTTGGCCCTCGTCATCGTCGGCCACAGCCTCCATCAGCGCAGCATGGGATTTCGCGCCATACTTGCCGTCCTGCTCCAGCCCCTCGGCCTCTTGGAAGGCGATAACCGCCGCCTTCGTTTCATTACCGAAGTCGCCGTCCGCGCCATGCTTGGACAGATTGTAGCCAAGCTGCATGAGCAGCTCCTGCAAGGCCTTTACATCCGCGCCGGTATCGCCCTTCTTGAGCAGGCGGTTGCCCAGCGGCACATTCACCGGGGCCGGAGGAATGACCACGCTGGTATCATCGTACTGGATGAACGGCAGCTTGTACCAATACTTCCAGCTTCGCCCGGCCACCTTGGTTTTCACACAGCCATAGGAAAAGCCGCGCCACTCAATGGCATAGCCTCCGCCGATGTAATAACCGACGTGGCCATCCTTGTGGAGCGCGAGGCCGACGATCTCCGGCAGGGTATCAATGGTTCCCCAATCCATGCCCTTACTCTTGGCATAGCTGAACATGGAATTGGCTCCCTTGTCGGGACAGGAATTTGCGCCATATTTGCTGGAGATTTTGTTGTCCGTGCCAATGGCCTCCAGTACGCCCACGCCGCCATTCGTCCAAGCGTAGCCCTTCGCGCCGCCAATGCAGTCCGCGCACACCTTCTTGGCGGCAATGTCCTGCTTATATCGGGCGGTGCGGCTGGAGCCATAATGGGACGGGTACTGTTCGGCCTTTCTGGAGCGCAGGCTTTCGGTGCATTTGTAGACTACCGTGCCGTACCAGTACGGCTGGCCCACCATCTTCTGACACCAAGCGGCAAAATGCTCGTTGGTGAAAGGGGTATTGATTCTTTCAGACATAGAATACCTCCAAGGGAAAAGGGCGACAGTTATTCACCGTCGCCCTTGCTGGTCGTTTCGGGGAGCTTATCATGGAGCTGTGCCAGAATGGCCTTGAGCTTTTCCGGGATCGGAAGGCCCAGCCTGCCAGCGTTCTCCAAGACGCTTACACCCTCGTTGGAAAGGTAAAAGCAAATCACGGCGGAGCGCAGGGCCTCGCCGGTGCCGATCACATGGAGATCGACGATGTGCGCAACGCCGACCAGCATGATAATCAATACCTTTTTGAAGATACCTTTGAAGCCCACGGCGGACGAAAGCTGCTTGTCCACGATGGCACACATGATGCCGGTAACGTAGTCCAGCACCATCATTACAAGCAGCGCGGTCATCAAGCCGTCCACGCCGCCGACGAAGTAGCCGATCCAACCACCCACAACGGACACGGCCATCTGAATCTTCGCCCAGATCAGGTCAATGGAAAAATCCCTCATAAACAAATCCTCCTGTTTTCAGATATAGCAAAAGCCGCCCACATGAGCAGCTCAAGCGTCGGCAGTAACCTCGAATTCCTCCGGGGCATCGGGTTCGGCAGCATCCAGCGCCTTCCACAAGGCCGGAACCAAAGGCGGCTCCCATCCGGCCTGTGAGGTGTGCGCCTGCTGGCATTCGTACTGCTGCGAATGCTCGTCCGGGTATGCCAGCACATCGCCCACAATGTAGTCGATGCCAGCGGCCCATACGCGCACAGCATCCTCCGGGATGATCTCGACCTTGCGCCATAAAGCAGGGGTCATATCGGGCGGCCAATCGCCCTGTGTGGTATGGGGCTGGATGCAACGCCACAGGAATGCGCCGAAGGTATACACGTCGCCCACCTGCACGGAAATACCGGGCTGCCAGAGGCGACCTTCCAGCGCGGGCTGGATCGTGAGCAATTCGGCGTCGGAGACGCGCCCATCCGCCACAGCCATGCGAAGCAGCAGGCCCAGCGCGTTCGGAACAGCCTCCTCGGCGGACACTCGGATGAATTGCTCCAAGGGCAGCGCCTTGGCAATCAATTCAGGGGTCATCAGATCGTTTTCGGAAATCTCCACCTCGTCGCCGAACACATAGACCTGATCCGATGTGACCGACATGAGATTGAAGGCTTCGCCGGTCAGGTCATAGCGAACGGCGTCCACGCGCTTGGCGACAACGAAAGAGGAGCGGATGCACATACGCACCCGCCCCTCAAGGGGAATCACGATATTCATTTCTGAAAGTTCCTTTCCTTGATTAGCCGACAGCGGTGCTGCCGGAATATACGACTTCGAGATATGGCTCCAAATCGGTGTCGGTGCCGGACATTCTCATGTAGCAGTTGGAGTATGTCGAGCTGCCGAAATTGTAAGGCGACTCATACAGGCACAGGCCGCCGTAGGTGCCGTCCGCAAGACCCTGAACCGCTGCGGTGGGAATGGAGAACGTGACCTGCTTGCCGCGACCAATGGTGCCGATGGCTCCATAGTTGTAAGCAATGGAAGGCGTACCGCTGGCCGAGGTGTTGGTGATGGCACACAGATAGACGGTTTTTGCAGAGCTTGCGCCGGAGCCGGTCTTGCGATGCAAAGTGAGGGTTGCGCTCTTGACCGTGCATCCGCTGAGTACATTTTGCAGCCAAGCAAACCACATACAGCCACGGTTCCAGTTGAGCGAGCTGGAATATCCGCTGTCGGAATACACGCCCTGTACCACATCCAGCGTATCGGTGCGCCAGCTTCCGCGCCACGATTTCGTCGTTGTGGCGTACTGGATCGTGGTTTCATCCGGCGTGACCGTCGGAATGGCTGTGCCGTAGTCGGTGGTAACGTTGGAAGCATAAATCTGTCCGTTGTTGCCCGTGCCTCGGCTGCCCGCCGGAACGGTGCCGGAGCAGATGATGTACCCTGCATAGCTGACCATGGCCCACGAGCAGGAGCCCTTGCAGTTGTTGACAAACGCCTGCCCCATGTAAACCTCCAGCCCCTGCAGAGCATTGTACAGCCCGCAGGCATAGAGGTAGACATAGCTGCCCCGACAGTAGATGGAGTCGTATGTCACGCTGTTCGCATCCAAGATGCAGTTGCTGAATGTGACATAGTGATTCATCAGCAGCTCCACCAAGTACGACTGATAGTTGCTGCCGTTCAAACCACGGATTTCCCGGAGCGACACATTATAGAATTCGATGTGTGCAAAGCAGCCCTGAATCTTGATGAAGCTGTTAAGGGTACTGCTGGTGCCGTAGCCGTAGATGCGCAGTTTGCCGGGGCCAGTAATGCCTCGAATCAAGACGCCTGCGGATTCGTAGGTTTCCTCGCCCCACGGCAAGTAGATGGTCACATCGTCCTTGAGATAGCGATTGTTAAGCGCCAGCATGGCGTCGCCCAGAGAACGGTAGGTATACTCGCTCGTGGTGTTTGCAGTCGGCACAATGTCAATATACGTCGGGCCGAAGTATGCCTGCGCCACAGAGTCGGAGATCACTTCATCGGCATACAGCTCCTTGAAGCCCACGTTGCCGTCTGCCGACATTTCCATCAGCACGTTCTCGTTATCCGCCGGGTCAAGCAGTTGCAGGAGGAAGTTCTCCGTAGTCATGGAGATTTGGTTGGGGCCGATATAGATGCCGGACGCCTTGACTTCCTCCGCGCCCGCCGTGACCCAGCCGCTGCCGGTATACCGCTTGAGCAGATTTGGCGTGACGGACATATCCAGCCATAGCATATTGGTGTACAGCGTCGTGGGCGCGGTGGTGCTGCGGTAGACCTTCTCCGTATTATAGGTGGAGGTGCTTACTTTGAGCGCAATGTTGCTGCTGTTCTGCGTGATGCGGGATTCCGCGCTGCCCATGCGGTTGGCGAGGCCATAAATGTCCTCCGGGGCTGCGCTCCAATCTGTCCATGCATCCGAGACTTCCAGCTTCACATTGCGGAATTCCACAGTGCCGGTCACGCCGCTGGCATTGCCTGTTCCCAGCGAGAAATACGCAAGCGACACAGGGTTATAACTGGTCAGGTTCAGCGGGCTGTATCGAATATGCACCCAATCGTCGTCGGTAGCATGGAAAGTTGCATCCGTCGTGCGCAGGTAGTAGCCGAGGCCGGTGGTCGTAAGCGTTGATCCGTTATAATAGCGGTAGTACACCCAAATGCCGGAGTAGATGTTGCCCGACGCGGTGGCGGAGGCATCCACATTCGTTCGCTTGATGTCAAAGGAAATGCGGATGTTTGCGGCGTTGTTGCTGTGGGCATAGAGATCGTCTGAAACGGAAAGCTGGACGCTTTGGTTTGTGGTCATTGTCCCATCTGACTGGCGATACCTGTTGTCCACAAAGGCGACCACATTCCCGGAATTGAGGCAGTAGTTGCGCCCTTCCGTTTTCTCGAAGGCGTACATGGCGGAGGACATGACTGAGGAGGCAATGCCCTCGGGCGTGATCTTCTGCTCGGCAGACGCCATGCGGGTGGAAAGATCATCCGTGGTAGTCTTGTCTGCCTTGAGCGCAATTGCAGCGTTCGTCTGCTCGATAGCCGTCTGCGTTTCTTCCCGCAGGGTGCTGATTTCGGTATAAGCCTCATAGGCCACCTGAGAAAGCGGCTTGAATGCGCCGTCCATGAAGCGGTACAAGGGATGCTCCGGGAACAGGCACATATAATATGCGCTGGTCAAAATACCCAGCAGCATATAAGTCAAACCGTCCTCCGCTGTAGGGATTGTGCTGGTCAAATAGTCGGCTGTGGGCGTGAAGGTATCCCCCTCCAGCGTACCGACCAAATATAGTGATTCGCCCTGCACCCCCGTAAACGTCGAAAGATGATAGCGGATATACACGCTGGAGTAGGCAATAAACCCGTTGCTTGAGGTGCCGTTGGCGGTGCAGGCATACGGCGTCCAGAGAATAGGCTTGCGCACCATGAACGGGACGCCCGCCGCCAGATGATAATAACCCGCATCGTCGCCCACAATGAACCGATTTGCAGAGATCACGGTTTTGGCCTTGATCGTGCCAAAACGGATGCGGTCATAGGTATCCGTGTTATAGTTCGCATCCGCCCACCAGCCCTTGGCAATGACCGTCGTGAAATAGGTGGCGTTTTCCCGATAAGTCAGGTGGATGATATTGCCCCCGACATACTGCGTACCCAAGCGTGTGCCTTGGCTGTAGTAGCAAGGAACAGCCTCCGTTGTGCTGCCGTCTGCCAGCGTCAGGGTGAGCGTAACATTCGATGCGCTGCCATACGGGAGCCAGTAGGTGATCTCCTGCCCGTCCTTGAGTTCCGTAACGTTGGCGATGCCCGTCCATGCTGCGGTATTGGCGGTCTGCGTACCCACAACGAAAACGGAGCCCGCGCCGGTGGAACCTGCCGCCGCAATATCCTCCTGATACTGCTGGCTGCCGGTCACGGTCTGGATGATGGCCTCCTCGGTGATCTTCAGCTCGGCTGCGGAGACACGCTCACTCAAAGCAGTCACGTCGGTCTGATTTGCCTTGCCGTCCACCATCAGCCGCAGATAGGTGTTGCTGGTGATGTCCATGGCATTGATCGCCTGAATGGTGGCCTCGCGGGCAAAGAGCGTGTCCACATCCAGATTGGCGGCAATGAGGCTGCGGATAGTTGCATTGTCGCCGAAGATGTTCTGGACATTGAGCGTCTGCGCGGTAATGGAGCCTTCGATCAGCTTCTGCGTCCCATGAATGGACAGGTCGGCCACATCATCATTGGACACCTGCTTGAGCGTCGTGGTGATATTGCCATCAGCACCAACGGATACAGCATAGAAATGTCCATCCGCGCCTTTTACCACCAATTCACCCACGGTCAGGGAAACAAGGTTTGCTTCGGTGACGGCCAGCTTCGCAATGTACAGCTCGCCGCCCACGCCCTGTGTAATGATGGCGGTGTCGGTGGCAAGGTCTTTGATATGCGCCCAATCAATGTCCGCCGAGCCAATGTCGGCCTTGACCATGGAGGCCACGGCAGCCGAAAGCGTGGTGATCGCCGCCCAATCAATCTGCGCCTCGTTGATATTGGCCGTGGTGATTTGGGCTTTGCTGATCTGCGCAATATCCGCCGCCAGCGTCTGAATCTGCGCCCACTCGATGTTGGCGTCAATGATGTTGGCGGTGGTAAGCTGCGCCGTGGCAATCATGGCGATGGACGTATAAAGCTCGTCCGTGGTGATGCTGCCAGCCGCCAATTCCTGAATCTTGGCCGTGACCGCCGTAAGGGCGTTGACGTTCAGAACGTCAATGAGCGCCTCGGCAATATGGGCGCGGGTAATGGCCGCATCCTGAATATGTGCGCTGGCAATGGCGGCGTTCTTGATTTGCAGGCTGCCGACCGCGCCGTTTTGAAGCTGGCCTGCGCCCACAGAATTGAGGGCGAGCTTTGCGCCGGTAATGGAGCCGGAGGCAAGCTGCCGGGCGGAGATCGTGCTGCCCTCCAAGGTATCCGCCACGGTGCCGAGGGTAACGGCGGTGTATTTGCGGGTCAGGCAGTCGTAGGAATACTGCGTCATCCGCATGGATACCTCAACGCCGATACGCCGGGCAATAACCCGGACGCTGTCGCCGAGGAAAATGTTTTGCAGATGGGCGTACTGCTTATACTCCTCGGCGTCCACGAGGTTGACGAAGTCCACCTTGAGCGTGACCGTGGGCATATCGCAGCCCTTGGCGTATTCGGCCTGCGCCGCGCTTCTCATGTCCTGATAGCAGGAGGTCAGAGATTTGTAATCGTCACCTTCCGCCACTTCCTTGGCCTCGGATACCGGGAGGTGAATCCATTTCGGGTGCGTATAGACGCCGATGTTCGGGGAATCGACGTACAATTCCGGCAGATACAGGATATTGCCGTCTGCATCCTCGCCCGTGGGCATGATGCGCGTGACCACATCCGTGGTATCCACGTCGTAGGAAATGCCGGTCAGGTTCTTGCGCTCCCGGATATGCACATCGGAATCCACGCCCACGCGCCCCACGAGAAAAACGTCAAACCAATCGCGGGCCAGCTCCGCGCCGTACTTTTCGGCCATGCCGCCCTCGCCCAGCATCGCCTCCACGGGGTTGATGTTCTCAAAGCATACCTCGTCCCCCGTGGTGGTCAGGTCGGAGTAGAACGTAAAATCATGCTCCGACAGGCAGTTTGAAGATATGTTTTGAACGACGGACGCGCCCACGGCATCAGCAGCAGGCGCGACCTTTCGGATCATGTTGTCGAGGAGATCGTAGAAAATGTGCCGGGCATAGACGGTGATCCGATCCAGCTCCGGCACGACGCGATAGATGCGGAAGGGTTGGTCGCGGAGCTGCCGAGATTCGATGACCTCGTTCTGGAAGCCCACGTTTACCCGGTAGCTCTCCTGCTCGGTGCGCTCGTATTTCAGATACTCGGCGGACATATAGCCGTGGCGGCCATCCGGGCAAGTGACCTCGTACCATGAGGAGGATGTTTTATCCACCACAATGATCTCGGTTCCCTTTTTATACTTTCCGAGAATCTTATACTTCGTACCCGTGCCAGAGCGCAGGCGCAGCGGGTCGCGGGAGGTATTGACCTTGTAGATTTCCACGTCGTAGGTGCTGGTCTGGTACTGCTGGGACACCAAATTCATCTGCGGCGTCATGGCGGCAGGCACAGGCGCTCGAAGGATATTCCCCTCGGCGAGCCGCTGCCATTTGCCAAGATCGTCAATCGGGTGCGTGAGCGTAAGTTCCCACTCGCCGTTCAGCGTTTCCGTCACGATGGCGGACCGCGGAGATACCGGGCCGAGGCCGTTATTGGAAAAATCCGTGCAGTTCGCCGGATAAACACAGATCAAAGAATTCACCTCCTTTGAGGCATAAGAAAAACGCCATCTTTGCGGATGACGTTTGACATTTCGTTTTACTATTCATATAAAGTTTGTTTAGCTTTTTCTGCTTCATGCTTCCTTAGTGCAGATTGAGCATCAGCATAGTTTTTGAATCTCTCGTCATTTATGGGAGAGATGAGGACGTGAATTCTGTCTATGGATTCCTCTAAAACATCCGGAGTTTTCCCTTGCTTTAATGCAGTATTATACATAGAGATGTTCGCTCTCAAAGCTCCAAGGAGTTTTGCTATATCCTGATGTAAGGATATATCTCCAACCAATTCTTGTATATTGTTATCTATATAAGGGTATGAGCAACTAAGACGTTGATCTTTATTCCGAGGGGATGTGATATTATTGAGATAATGTAGTTCGTTTAACAATCGTTCATAAAATGCCATTTCATTCTTTAAAGCATCATAAAACCTGTTTGTTTCAGCCTGTAAAAGTCTACTGGCGTTTTCAACACGGCTTTTCTTTTGTTCCTCTTGAAGTTGTGCAATTCTTTCAGCGTTTTCTATTTGAGCTTGTTTCATCTTTTCCGAAAACTCTCTTCGAGAAGCCTCAAATTGCGTTTCGGCGAGTTTTCTGCTTTTTCTCGCAATACTTAGTTGAATAATACCAGAAAGTACTGTAACAATAATTGCGCTACCAACCCCAATAAGCGCACTAAGTAAAGTTTGTAGGTTCTCGATATTATCCATACGTCATTCTCCCACTCTTTCAACGATAATAGCAACTAATGGACTACTGTTTTCTTTTGCCATTATACCATGCGAATAAGTAGTAGACAAGAGAACACACGTTACAGATACCTCCAGTTCGGTTGAATTTCAACGCGGGTCACATTGCCAGACCAGCTAATGGCGTTCTGGCCGGGCAGCAGCGTCGGGAAATCGCCGCTCATGTTGTTGTTCATGCCGGTCACGCCAAAGTACGCCTCTTGAAGCGGAGCGTCCAGCGTAATGCTGGAGGTGATCCCCTCCAGCTCACAGATGGTCATGCCCACCATGAGCGTGATCGCGCCGGAGCCATAGACGGTGATCACAGGCTCGGCGTACACGCTGCCGGGATTGGTAACGAAGCTCCCGCTGGCGGTGAGCGTAATGGGAGCCACATTCTCCGCATACCAAAAGGGCTGGCAGCGAAAATTGACGGTGAACGTCCTGTTTTCGTGGTTGCGCAGGATCTTCGCAAACTCAATCTGATTGGCGATGCGGGCATAGTAAAAGCCGCCCGGACGAGCGGCCAGCTTGAGGGTTCCGGCTCCCTTGAGCCACGCGCAGATTTCGGAAAGACGGCTCATGTCCGCCACGGTGCATTCCACCGGGAGAATGAAATCGTCGTATACATCGTCGGCTTCAAGGGTCGTAAGGCTGCCGGGCCGTCCGGGGACATTGGTATGCGTGACGCGCTCGGAGGCGCGGATGATGGCGGGCTGGGCGGTCACATGGATGCCATAGGCCGTGCATCTCACGCCGCCGAATTCAAACCAGTCGTTCAAGCGAATCTCAGCCCCTTTCCGCGCTGCTGCCTGCGGGTCAGCGTCGCAATCTCAATGGCGAGCGAGCGGACGTCCTGCTCGTCGCGCACCACCAGCTTATCCACCTGAATGGTGGAGGTGGCGTTTTGGTTGTATGTCCTGCGGTTGTCGTAGGAATAGCTGCCGCCAATGCCGCCCTGCGCCGCGCCGGTCAAATACCGGGCAGCGTTTGCAATGACCTTCGCCTGCGCCTTGCTCTCCAAGATCGCGCCCTCGCCGAAGCCCTTCATTGCCATGCGGCCCACTTCGTCGCGGAAAACGCCGGACGGAGATTTGATTTTCAGCTCCGACTTCGCAGCAGATACCGCCGCCTTGGCCGCAGAGCGCATGGCAGAAATGACGCCGGAGCGTCCGGCATTGATACCGGCTTTCAGGCCGTTCATGGCGTTTACACCCACGGGCCGGAGGGTCGAGGCGGTTAGGCTGCCAGAAACGGCGGACTTGACATTGGCGGAAATGGCACTGCCGGTGGAGGCCATGGAATAGCCGGTCATGGCAGAAGCCAGCCCGCCAAGGGCTGCGTCGGCGGAGGAGGAAAGCACATCTGCCGTCAATGCGGCGGCAATGGCCGTTTCAAGGTTGGTCGCCAGCGTACCGGCGTCGGTGGTGAAATCAAAGGCGGTCATGCCCGCGCCGATCCCGGCAGCGGTGTTTTCGCCAATCGGCTTCACGCGCTCAGAGGGCGAATTGATGTCGAGCGCCGTATTGAGTGCCGCCTCCAGATTGGCGGCGACGGTTTCGGCGTCGGAATCCCAGCCCGCCTCGGTCATACCAGCGGCCACGCCTTCAAGGACGTTGGTGCCGACTTCGGTAGTATCCAGTTCTTGCAGGAACGTAAGGATCGTCTGGAGATTGTCCAGATCCTCCTGTTTCACGTCCTGCCCCTGAGAAATGGCGGAAACGACCTCGGCCACATAGGTAGACAGGCCCGCCAGCCGTTCGGGGCTGAAATCAAGCTGCATACTCTGATCCAGCGTATTCTTCGCCCCATCTTCCAGCAGGCCCCATAGCTGCCAGAACGTCCCCTTTTCGTTGTTGAACGTCCTGATTCTTTCAATGGCCGCGTCGATGAAATCCATGGTCGTGGAAGGCATGATGCCCGCCGCCATGCCAAGCGCCGTGACGCCAAGCTGATCCACCTCGGCGACCTCCTCGCGCAGTTGGGCGATAGCCTCCGGGGAGCCGGTCACTTCGGTGGTGATCAGAATGTGCATCGTGCCGTCATCATCCAGCACAGCTACTTTATCCGGGGTAAGCAATTCCTTGGGAACGAGGGTCGCCGGAATCTCCACGCCATCCTTCCAGAAGGTGACGTTTTCATCCGCGAGCGCGGCTTCGGGATCGGTATAGACCTCGCCCAAGCGCAGAATGCCCTCCACTTCCACGGGGTTGTCCGTAATGAATTGCCGGTAAGCCAGCAGGTCATAGCCGGTAATGGCGACCTGCGTTTCCAGCTTGGGCGGCTCCACGCCTTCCTGCTGGGTAAAACCGGTAACGATGGCCTCGGTAGTAATTGCGCCGGGATTGGCAGCAAATTCCGCCCAACGGGCCTCTGCGCCGGTCATGTCAAGGTCGGTGGCGATTTTGAGGACTTCCTCCGGGATCGCATCCGAGAACATGGTCGAAAGGCCGGGCAGCAGGTTTTCCTTGTTTTTGAGGAAGGCTTGAATGGAGGCAATCTGATCCATTGCGCCGGAGAAATCCAGCTCCGGGAAAAGGTTCTGTACCTCCGCCTCGGACATACCGCTGTCCAGCAGGGATTGTACCTGCATGAGCAGCGCGATATATTCCGTGATCGCGCCCTCGTCCATGGTGGAAGTGATCTCGTTGAGGTCGGCCAAAAGCTGCGGCTTCTCGCTTTCGTTGGCCGCGCTGTATTCGCGCAGCTTTTGCGTCAGCGTATCAATATCCGCAGCCGCGCCTTGAATGTCCTCCTGCTGCCATACGGGCATAATGACCGAGGCCAGCGTTTGCGCATATTCCTGCGCCGCCGCCATACGGTCATTGTTGTACTTGGCGTTGAGGGCGTCCAATGCGGCCTGTCGCTCCGTTTCATCCGCAATAAGCTGAATGAGCGCAAACTCCTTGTCGTATTGCGCGTCGAGCTGGGCGTTGACCGCAGCCATGCCCTCGGCGGCAGCTTTCACGGCATCCTCATACACGGACACATCCGCGTCCTGCTTTCCCTGCGCCTGTGCGCGGGCGATTTCCGCCTCCATCTGCTGACCGATTTTGGCAAAGCCATCCATATCCGCAGGCGAGAGGTTATATTTGACCTCGATAGCCTCGCGGGCATCGATCAGCTCCTGCAGGCGGATTTTGTCTTTCTCGGTGAACAGCTTGGATTGTCGTTTCTTGAGCAGGCGCTCAATCTCCGCATCCATAGCGTCAAGCTGCGCGATGTCGGCGGCGAGCTGATCCGCCATGCCGGTATAGCCGCCCTGCTGGGCCGTGGCCTGCATTTCTTTCAGTTCGGTGCGGGTCGCTTCGGTCAGCGCCTTAAAGGAGGACGTCCATTCCGAAACGATCTCGTCCGTTTCCTTTTGCCCGTCCGTCCAGGCGGCCAAAAGGCCAGAGAGCCATTCGCGGGCGCTCTGCGTATTGCGGGTGAAATCCGCCTCGGACAAGCCGAAAGTGGAAAGACCCTCGCTGCTGGAATAGAAGGTGTCAGCGGCGGTATCCTTCCAATCCTGCGCCGTTTTCTTCATGCCCTCGGTGGCCTCGCGGGCTTTCTTTGCGCCGGATACATAGTCAGCCAGCGCAACGGTAGCGGCAATGACCGCCGCGCCCACGGCAATCCATGTGGCGGGCGACTTGCCCAGCACCGACATGAAGCCCTTCCAGCCGCCGCCTGCTGAGGCAACGGAGGTGGCGAATTTGCCGAGGCCGGTGGATACGGTGCCGACTACCTTGACAATTTTGGAGAAGGCCATGATGGCCGGGCCAGCGGCGGCAGCGATGGCGGCAAATTTGATAATCATAAGCCGCTGTTCCTCGTCCAGCGCGAGGAATTGCTCCAGCAGCTCCTTCGCGCCGTCGATCAGCTTCTGCACCGTGGGGTTGAGATCATCGCCAATGCGCTGGGCGGCCAGGACGGCGGTGTTCTTGAGGTTCTGCAATTTCGAGGCCGTGGTGGCGTATCGCTTGCTGGCCTCATTGGTCAGCGCGGTATTTTCCTCCCACGCCCGGTTGGCGGTTTCCTGCGCATCGCTGAAAAGCTCGGTGGCGTTGGTGGCACGGAGCAGCGTATCGCGCAGGCGCACCTCGGTGAAGCCCATCTCTTGCAAGGTAACGATGGAAGAAATGCCCTGCTCATCCATCTTGGACAAGCCCACAATGAAGGCTTCGATGGCTCCGGCAGGATCAGCCTTCCAGAGCGCCTTGAATTCATCCGTGGTCATTCCGGCGACGCGGGCGAAATCCTTGAGGGAGTCATTGCCCGTTTCCACGGCCACCTGCATCTGGATCATGGCTTTGGAGAATGCGGTGCCGCCCGCTTCGGCCTCAAGTCCCACAGAGGACAGCGCGGTGGCAAAGCCAAGGATCTGCGCCTGAGAAAGTCCCACCTGCGAGCCGGCGGCGGCAAGGCGGGTCGCCATATTCATAATGGCGGATTCGGTGGTGGCGTAGTTGTTGCCCAAGTCTACCAGCGCGGAGCCGAAGCGTCCGAAATCTGCCTGCGCCATCTTGGTCACGTTGGCAAACTGCGCAATGGCCGTGGCGGCTTCATCCGCCGCAATATCGGTGGAATTGCCGAGGTCGATCATTGTCCGGGTGAATTCCACGAGGTAATCCTTCTGGATGCCGAGCTGGCCCGCGTTCGCCATGACCTCCGCAATGGTGCTGGAGGAGGCAGCGACCTCGGTACTCATTTGCTTGACCGAGGAGGACAGGCTTTCATATTCGGCCTCGGTGGCGTCCACCGTCTTGCGGACGGAGGCAAAGGCGCTCTCGAATTCCACGGACGCCTTGACGGACGCTGCACCGAGGGCCAATACCGGCGTGGTGAGCATGGCGGTCATGGATTGGCCGGTTTTCTCCATGCTCTCGCTGACGGAGGCGCACTTCTTGCCAAAGGCGGTGAGCGTTTCGCCCGCCTTCGTCCATGCGCTCTGCATCCGGGCCAGCCGCTTGGTGGTATTCCTGATCTGCGCCTCGGTCTGGCGGATGGCCGCTTCGGCCTGATTCAGATTGGTGCGGGTCTTGGTCACGGCATCCGCATTGTTCTGGAGGCTCTTGGTATTGGCGGCGAGCTGGCCTTCCAGTTTTTTGACCTCGGCGGAGGACTCGGCGTATTCGGCGGTCAGCGCGTCCAGATTGGTCTTGGCCGCAATGGTCGCGGAGTCGCTTTCGCCTAATTCCCGCGCAAATCGCTCATATTGCTTGGTGGCGTCAGAAACGCGGCCTTTCAGGTCAGCATTGACCTGTCGGGCCTTTTCCAGAGATTCGGTGAGCTTGCCCTGCTTGGCATAGGCGTTCTCCAGCTTTTTGCCCGCCGCATCCAACGCCTTTTGGTATTGGGTGACGGCCTTCTGCTGGAGGGAGAGCTTTTGCTGGAGCGAGGATAGCTGGGCTTGCGTACCCTGCACGGATTTCTCGAAGTCATCCACGCCAGCGGCGGCTCGCCGGAATTCGCTCTCCGCCTCTTGGATTTGCTTGTTGATGGACGTGAGGTTTCGGGAGAAATTGTCTCCGTCCAAGGATAGCGACACAACAAGGTCGCGTAGCACTTCACTCATTGCGCCGCTCCTCTCTATTTCAAATCAGGCCACACCTCGTCGATGTAGGCCCGCTTGGGTTCCTTCTTTTTTTGCTCGCGTCGGGCGCTCCATGCCCGGACACGAAGAAAGCCCAGCATGTCCATCCGGTCGATGTCATCGAAATGCCAGCCGGATTCCATGAGGGCGTTATAGGTCGAATAGATATAGTCGGGCAGCGTCAGGATGCCGTCGCCTGATCCGGCGTCGTTTCCATCGCTGCCTTCGTAGGGAAATCGGAAAGGATGTCGGTGGTCTGCGCCTGTACCGCCATGAGCGCCAGCGCGATGTCGTGCATCAGGCGGTCAACGGGATAATTGTCCAGCACCTCGTCCGGCGTAAATTGGCCCTGAAAGAGAATGCAGAACCAGCGGATCATGGTGTCCATGGCGTCGGAAATGGTAAACTTGGCGTCATCGGGAATGGCTTCTCCCTTGGCGGCCAGCTCGGACAGATGCACCACCTTGGCGTACATCTGAGCGGCGGGTTCCAGCTCGCGCAGGGCGCGGCCCGAAACAAAGTCAATGGTGTATTTCTTATCACGCAATGTGCATGTAATCATGGCACAGCCTCCTCTTTATATTGGAAGAAAGTCACCCGCCGAAGGGGATCAGCGGGTGACGGGATTGGATCAGGCAGCGTCGGTAAAGGTGGGCGTATACACCGACTCAAGGAACGTGGCGGCCTTGGCGGTGGTGAAGCCGTTCTGGCCCTCGTCGGCCACAGCCTGATAGCGGGCGTCCGAGGTGCGCTTGATCGCCGTCCACTCGATCTCGCCGGTCTGGCGGGTGATGGACGTGCCTTCCTTGGTGGCGTAGGTTTCGGTGGCGGGCTTGGCGCGTACCTTGTACAGCCAGACGTAGCGATAGGTGCCGTTGGCCTTTTCGCTCATGAAGCCCACGGCGAAATAGCCGGGCTTGTCGCTGGCGGTGCGGATCAGGACGCCGTTATCGTCGATCTTGTTGGAGAAGATCATTTCCTGAATGACCAGCGGCAGGTCGGCCAGCTTGGTCTTAAAGGAAAGCTCCGGGTCGGGGTACAGCACGTCGCCTTCCACATCGTCGAAATACTGCACGTCGGGGTCGTTGTTTTCCGGGGTAATGGTCGCCTCGATGGCACCGGCCACCTTCTGGAGATCGCCGTAAGTGGTCGCCTCCTCGGTATCGGTGAGAACGGGCGCAATGACCATGTTTTTCAGACCCACCGTAGAGGATACGGCGGGCGCAGCAGCGGGCGTAGGCATTTCTGTTTCCTCCATTCATTACAAAAGCCCTCGGTTGTCGAGGGCAGTTCGCAGTTGTTCTTTCACTTTTTCGTAAGCCTCGTCGATCCGGGCGTCGAAGGCCGGACGAACGAAGGGATGCGGCGGAGCCGGATGCGGGCCGCCGTGGCCGAATTCCACGGGATTGGCATATTCCGCGCCGCCGTCCTTGCGATGGACGCCAACGGTGACGCGATAGCCGCCCTTGCGTTTCTTGACCACGCGTCCGATCTTGATAGACCGCAGCAGCTTGCCGGTGCGGCGTTTGGGATCATTGGAGGCGTTGTGGAGCATTTGCTCCAAGACGGGCTGGGCCGCATTCTGCAAAATCCAGTTGCAGGCGCGGCTGCCATTGCCACCCGAAGTACGAAGCAGGTCGGCCATTTGTGTGATGTCATCCTTTAGCTCGACGCTGCCCTTGATCTCCATGGGCATCAGACCGCCTCCCAGCATACCCACGTCCACGCAATGAGCGTCTGGCGGGTATCATCGTTGTAAGAATCCGTTTCGTCCTGCATGGTAAAGCCAGCGGAGCGCATGGCTTCGCGCACAAGCCGGATTGCGGCGGTGGGGTCGCTTATGCTCCACAGGTTCAGGTAGATATAGACCCGATACTGGAGTGCGCCATCATCCCAATGCTCGTCCTCCGTCCGCATGGTCGTATAGACGAGGTATTGATCCGGCGCGGTGGGATGCTCCGCCGTTGCTTTCCATGCGCCCGTAAAGGCAGGAATGCCCGTGGGCCGGAGAGCGTCTTGCACCAGCTTCATGGTTAATGCACTCCCTTCACGGCCTCGGTAGTCAGCTTCATGTAGCGGCGGCGGAAATCAAACTCGCCCTGCTTGGTAATGAGCTGTTTTTCGCCATTCCATCTGACCCACATACCGGGCCGGATGTCGCCGCGCCAACGGATGATGAAGGCCAATCCACGCTCGGCGTTCTCCGCATCGGCAGAGAAGAAATATCGGGAGGAATCATCCTCGGCACCAGCCCATACCCGGCAAATGACCTGATCCACGGCTTCGGGGTAGCCGTTCTCATTGACGGTATTGACCGTCTGGCCGATCTCCACCAAATGGCGGAGCTGGCCGGGATGCGGAATGTGCAAGGGTATCACCTCTCAAAACATCTTCGCGGGGTCTGAATAGGGCGAGAGCAACGCCCTGAATGCTGTGTACATCGTGGTGTAAGCAGCTTTATCGGCATTGTCCCGCCGCTCGTAATAATGCGACGCCATCAAAATGACGGCCAAACGCACAGGTTCCGGGGCGTCGGCATCCGCGAAAGAAACCCTGCAAATATCTTCGGCGGATGCCTGCGCCTGTCTGATAAGAGATTCAATCAGAGAATCTTCTTCATCGTGCTGGACGTGCAGGTGCATTTTGAGTTCTTCAACGGTCACGATCACGCTTCATCACCTGCCGCCATGATACCGCTTGCGCGGAGCATTCCAAGGAGCGCGTTGAAATCGCCTCGAAGCTGGGCAACGGTGGGCGCTTCGCTGTCGGGCAAGGCATTCAGCTTCACGCCCTCGGGCATAGGGAGCAGCTTGTCCAGCCCGACGACCTCTGCGCCGGGAAGGAAGGTAAGCCTTCCGCCAATCACGGTTTCCCTTCCGCCGTGGGCGGTGTAGTTTCGTCCGGGACATTCGCTCATCTCGTTTCCTCCTCAAAAGGGGCCGCCACGGAGGCAGCCCCTTGCGGTACGTTATCAGGTGCCGGAAGCCTTCTGCGCCAGTACCTTGACAGCTTCCGGCAGAATCAGTTTGCCATCCACGCGCTCGGAGGACAGGAAGCCAACCTGACCCGTGGGCGCGTACAGCTCGTTGAGGCGCTTGAAGGAGCGGTTGGAACGATCCGCGACCCAGTAGTAGGACAGGTCGCCGAACAGGATGCTCTTGGCACCGGCGGCAATGGTGGGCATGAAGGACGAGGTGTAGACCGGGCGGTTGAGCAGCGTATCCGGCTGGCCCGCCTGCACGGAAGGCTGCCAGATATAGTCGTTGTTGCCATTCTTGAGCTTGCGCAGGGCCTTGACCGTCGCATCGTTCATAATGAACACGGAGTTGCGGCGATAGGGAGCGCGGAGCGAATAGAACAGATCCATCACCTCGTCCATGGTGATAGCCGTTGCGCTGGCAGCGGTCACGCCGGTCTGAGCGCCGCCCGTGGCGTTGAGGATGCCGGTGGGCTTGCCAGTACCGTTGCCGGTGAAGAAAGCCTCCTCCTCGGCAGCACCGATGCGACGGGCAAACTCGCGGGCGATGTAGGCAGGCACGTCAAAGACGCTGTCATTGAGCAGTTCCTCGGACACCTTAATCATGGTCGCCAGCTTGTACGCGCCGATGGACACCTGACCAAAGGCGTCGTCGCTTTCGGGATACTGGCTCTCCTCGTCGATCCATGCGGCGGTGCCGTGAGAGGCCACGACGGGAATCTTGCGCTCGCCGGAGCTGGTAGTGATGACATGGGCGAGCTGGCGGAAGATGTTCTGCTCCTGCAGCGCGTCGATCAGGGTACGCTGGTACTCGTCCGGTACCAGATAGCCGCCCTCGCTGTCGGTGCCGACCTGCAGAGCGTTATAGATGGTGTGGTCAACGGACTTGTTGCGCATGGCAGTCCAGAAGGCGGAGCGGTATTCGTCGGTGGCGATGCCGGTCTTGTCCTTGCTGGTGGGCTTCTGCGGCTTCTCGGTCAAGGGCTGGCTGGTAGCCTTGCCCAGCTCATTGTCGATCTCCATCTGACGCTCCAGACGTTCGATCTCCTTGCCGAGATTGACAACATCCGCCTCCATGCGGTCATAAATAGCGGAATCCTCGGCGCTCATCAGGCCATCATTGCCGCGCTTGGCATCGAGGAAATTTTTGGCGGCGTCCCACGCCTTGGCGCGCTTCTGGCGCAGTTCGAGAATCTGATTCATACAGTACCTCCTTAATACTTCAAAAGTGCCAGCCTCTTTTCGAGGTCTGACACTTTCACTTTGGGTTGTTCGGGTTCAGGGGTAGGTTCCGGGAGGCGGGCTTTCAGCTTGTCCAGCAGGCAATTCGTGACAGCCCTGCGGGAGAAGGTGAAGCTATCCTCCGGGACAGCAGGTGCGGCTTCGGGTTGAAACATAATTTCATCACAGAAGCCCAGCTCTATGGCCTTCTTGGCGTTCATCCACGTTTCGGCGTCCATGAGGTGCGAGAGCCGGGCGCGGGAAAGCCCGGTCTTGATCTCATAGGCGTTGAGAATGGATTCCTTCACCTCGTCCAGAAGCTGGATCGCCTTGCGCATTTCCTCGCTGTCGCCCATCGCCACGGTGAGCGGGTTGTGGATCATCATGAGCGAAACCGGGGACATTTGCACACGGGTTCCGGCCATAGCAATGACGGAGGCGGCGGAGGCCGCAATGCCGTCGATCTTCACGGTCACGTCGCCGGGGTAATCCATGAGCATGTTGTAGATTTGGGCCGCAGCCACGCAATCGCCGCCCGGCGAGTTGATCCAGATGGTGACGGGGCCTTTCCCGGCGAACAGGTCAGCCTTGAAGGCGGCGGGCGTCACGTCATCGTCGAACCAGCTCTCCTCGGCAATCGCGCCTTCAAGGTAGAGCGTCCGGGCGTCGGGAGTAGTCTCATCACGCGCCCAATTCCAGAATTTCTTCACTTGGGTTCCTCCTTTTTCGGTTCAGGCTGGACGCCTGCAAATAGCCCGGCGTCCTCCAGTTTGGTCATGTTGCCGTTGATCAGGTACAGGTCGCCGCCCAATTCTGCCGGGATGTGGTCGAGGTTTTCCAGCTCGCGGATGTCATTGGTGGACATCCAGCCATTTTGGCGGGCCACAGCGTATCCGTTCATGCGGGATTGATAATCGCCGCGAAGCAAGCCCTCCACGTTGAATCGGGCAAAATAGCGGGGCTTTTCGGATGGCAGCAGCAGCGAGCGATGGATGGCCTGCTCCCACCGGCTGATCCACGGGGAGAGCGAATACTTCACGAATTCCAGCGACTGCTGCTCGATGTTCGAGAAGGACGATTTATCGAGGTCGCCGACCATGTGCGGCGGCACACGGAAAATGCGGGCGATTTCATCAATCTGGAATTTGCGGGTTTCAAGGAATTGCGCCTGCTCCGGGCTGATGGTGATGGCCTTATAGGTCATGCCTTCCTCCAGCACGGCGATGCGGTGTGCATTCTTGCTGCCCTGATAGATTGCGTTCCACGAATCGCGGACGCGCTTGGGGTCTTTGACCACATTTGGATGCTCCAAGACGCCGCCCGGCTGTGCGCCGTTCTGATAGAAAGACGCGCCGTATTCATCGCAGGCGAGGCCCATGCCGATGGCCTGCTTTGCCATGGCGATGGGACTATAACCGACAAGGCCGTCAAAGCCGAGGCCGGGAACGTGGAATACTTCGTCCGGGGACAGGATCACCGAGGTTTTCTTGCCGAGGGTATTGGCGTCCGAGTCGGCGCGGGTGTATTCGTAATACAGGCGGCCACGGGCGTCCCGATCCACAGCCATGCGGTCAGGCATGAGCGGATACAGCGCAATGACCTCGCCGCGCCCGTTGCGCACGATCTGCGCGTAAGCATTGCCCCACAGGAGCAGATGGGTCATCAGCGTTTCGCGGAAGGAGAAGGCAGACATCTCCGGGTTCGGCTCGTCGTGGAGAAGCACATACAGCGGGTGCTGGAGAGCTTTCTCCTTGCCGCCGGTATCGGTGTACCGATAGAAGTGCAGCGGGAGCGAGGCCACGGCTTCGGACAGGATGCGGACGCAGGCGTATACCGCCGACATCTGCATGGCCGAGCGTTCGTTGACCGCCTTGCCCGCCACGGTAGAGCCGAACACGAAAGAATAGCCGCTGCCGTTCAGGCTGTCCGCAGGCTTGTCCCGCGCTTTGAACAGCTTTGAAAATACGCTCATGAAAAATCCTCCAATCTATGCTGCGAGGTTGACATGGTAAAGAAATTCGGGTATAATTTTGTTATGAAGGGAGGGATTCGATGCCTACGATCAAATCCAGCGCAGATCTGCGCAACGGTTACAATGAGATTTCCAACTTCTGCCACGCTTATGCGGAGCCGGTGTTTATCACAAAAAACGGCAAAGGCGACCTCGCTGTCATGAGCATTGAGGTGTATGAGCAGCTTATGGGACGCTTTGAGCTGTACGGGAAATTGCAGGAGGGCTTGAATGATGTGAGCCGTGGCAATACCCGTCCGTTTACAGAGGCCATGAGCGATATAAGGAGCCGCAGAAGAAGATGAATTACGAAATTCATATCACCGGCGCAGCTGAGAATGATCTGAATGAAGCGGTGGACTATATTGACCAAGCGCTCATGAATCCCGATGCCGCTGACCGCCTGCTGGATTTGGCAACGGAGAAGATTTCTTCGCTGACGCAATATCCAGAGCGCAATGTGCTGGTGGACGACCCGGTGCTCAAGGCGTGGGGCATTCGCTTCGTTCAGGTAAACAACTATCTGGCGTTCTATACCTTATCCGAAGAAGAAAAACGGGTGTACATCGTGCGCTTTCTGTATGGAAAGCGAAATTGGGTCAGCATACTCAAACAAGGAATCATCTTGGAGTAATTCCTCCGCCTGCTCGAAAGGGCAGGCTTTTTATATGAACAGCAACCCGCGCTCGTCATACACAGAAGCGCCGTCGCCCTCATGCCGGATCGCACGATCCAGAGCCATGATGGTTGCGACAGCGCCGTCTATTTTCTCGGTGGATTTTTCTTTGTCGGCCTTGATATTGCCAGCCGGGTCGGAGCGGATGGTCACGTTGTCCACCATCCAGCGAAGAACAGGATGGCCGCCGTGGGCGATTTTGCCCTCCAGCACCAGCTTCATCAATTCCTTCGTCGGCGGGGACATATCCTTATAGCCCTGCCCGAAGGGAACGACGGTGAAGCCGAGGCCCTCAAGGTTCTGCGTCATCTGAACCGCGCCCCAGCGGTCAAAGGCAATCTCCCGGATGTTGTATTTCGTACCCAGCTCCTCAATGAATTCCTCAATATAGCCGTAGTGAATCACATTGCCCTCGGTGGTGAATACGAGGCCCTGCTTGGCCCACACATCATACGGCACATGGTCACGCCGGACACGCAGCCCGATAGATTCCTCCGGGAGCCAGAAGAACGGCAGGATTTCATACTTGCCGTCATCGTCGCCGGGCGTCGGCGGGAACACCAGCACAAAGGCCGTGATGTCGGTGGTGCTGGAAAGGTCGAGGCCGCCGTAGCATACCCGCCCGCGCAGGCGTTCGGGATCAACGGCAAAAGCGCAGGCGTCCCACTTGTCCATGGGCATCCAGCGGGTGTTGGAGCTTGTCCATTGGCACAGATGGAATTGCCGAAACTGCATTTCCTCGGCGGGGTTTTGCTTCGCGCTCTCGCAGGCGGCCCGGTAATAATCCACGTCCACGGTCTTGCCCAGAGACGGGTTGACCGCCTTCCAGACCTCCGGGTCTGTCCAATCCGCCTCCATGGGTGTGGAATAGACCACCGGGTAAAAGGTCGGGTCGGTCTTGCGGCCCTCCAGAATGTCCATCGCCTTGGCGTGTACCTCGTAGCAAATGGAGTTCTTGTCGCTGCCAGCGGTAGTGATAACGAAATTCAAGGGCTGCTTTCGGGCCGCGCCAGAGCCCTTGGTCATTACGTCGTAGAGCTTGCGGTTTTGCTGGCCCAGCAGCTCGTCGAAAATGCAGGCGTGGACGTTGTAGCCATACTTGGAGGCGACTTCCGAGGAGAGAGCCTGATAGATGGAACGGGTCGGCAGATACACAAGGCGCTTCTGGCTCTCCACGATCTTGATGCGCTTGAGGAGGGCCGGGCATTGAAGCACCATGTCCTTGGCGACGTCGAATACGATGCTGGCCTGCTGGCGGTCATTGGCGCAGCCGTAGATTTCCGCGCCTTCCTCGCCGTCGCCCGCGAGCATATACAGCGCGATGGCGGCGGCCAGCTCCGACTTGCCTGCCTTCTTGCAGATTTCAACGAAGGCGGTGGTAAACTGCCGGTAGCCGTTGGCCTTAATGGTGCCGAAGATGTCGCGCACAATTTTCTCCTGCCAGTCGAACAGCAGGAAGGGTTGGCCCGCCCACACGCCCTTGGTATGTTTGAGGGATTGGATGAAATTGACCGCGTGATCCGCCCGCTCCTTATCGTAATGGGACGTGGGCAGCATGAAGGGCGACGGCGTGTATTTCTTACTTCTTGCCATGTCTGCGCCCTCCGGGGAAGTTCAGCCGGGCGTATTCCTTGAACAGCAGCTTGGCGACACAATCCCTTGTGCGGGCGGCCATGGCGGCGTCCGGGAACAGGCCGAGGTGATGCTTGCGGCCATGGTGATGGATGTACGCCTCGAAGCAGCCCTGCCCGCGCACATACGACACGCCGATATAGCCGCTGGTGTTGGTGCGGCGGCGGCCCTGATTGAAGGCGTTCTGCTGATGGGTACACAGGCGGAGGTTGCTGCGGCGATTGTCCAGCTTATTGCCGTTGATATGATCGACCTCGTAACCCTCCGCATCCGGGAACAGAAGCCGGTGCAGCACTTTGGTTTTACCGTTAATGTGGGTGGCCGGATAGCCACGCTTGCCGAGGTGCCATGTATGCGCCCGGATCAGCGGCAGGTCGATTTCGTCAAACAAAAAATCGCCTTCCCGCGCAAAGGAGGCGACGCCGTAGCCATATTTGGTCATGTGAATCGGATTTCCCAAGGGTGTCCTCCTTCCGTGGGTATAAGAAAAGGCCCCTTTCGGAGCCTTGAAGATATGTTTCAGCTTACGATTCATACAGCGTTGTCCGGCCATAGGTGATCCGCACGATCTCCTGCGGCGAGTAATCCGCATGACGCCCGAACCGCTGTTCATATACGCGCCGGTCTGCGGCGGCGATGTCCCATGAGTTATAGGTGCTGATGCAATCCCTGCGCAGGCAGGACGCTTCTGTTTTGAAGCTGAATTCCTCGCCCTGCTTGCGAATGGTCACGTTGACGGTCTTTGCGCTGGAGGCATTCATGGCCGCCATGATGCGCCGGACAATATGGACGGGGTTTTCGGGATGGTCGATCAGCTCCTGAAAGCCCTCCGCCAGCTCGTCGTTTTCAAGGAATTGCAGGAGCATTTCTTCCTGCGCCTCCGCCCAATACCGCTCCGTTTCTGCCTCGGCATAGGAGAGCGGGTCGGCGATATAGTCCAGCAGGTTTTCGTCCCGCCAGTTTTCGGGCGAATACCGGCAGGAAAATGCGGAAGGTTCCAGCTCGCCGTCTGCCAGATACTTTTCCCTCGCATCATCGGGCATATAGTGCCTGCGATAATTCTCCAAGGATTTGATCCGCTCCGGGGAAACGAGCGCATCCAGCGTCAGATTTTTCCGATCATTGCCCACACGCTGCTCGACCATGGTGCGCACATCCCGCTTGAGCTGGTCAAGCAGGCTTGTGCGGCTTCGGGTATGGAGGCTTTCGTCAGCATCCTCCATGTGCATCAGCGCATAGGCGGCGTCGTAGACCTGCCCATCCGCCACGCAGTAAATCCCCACATACTCGAAGCCGTCCCCGCGCAGAAGGCCCTCCTTGCTGAATCGCCGCTGGCAGTAGAGATAGTCAAAGCCGGGCCGCTTCTCCGCCCGGAGCAGAAAATAGGATTCACGAGCCAGCGACAGGCAAAGTACGCGCCTGTCGCCGGAGGTCAGCCAGTTTTTCAGCAGCTCGTTCATGGTCGTGTCCTCCTTACATGGCATACCCGGCGCAGCGGATGATCTCGCGGATGGCGTTCATGGCCCGCTTCGGGCTGGAATAGTCGCGCTGCTCGCTCAGGCGGCCATTGCGATAGATGTGAATGATCGGGATGCCGTAGCTCTCGTGCGCCTCGATGCGGAAAGTGGATTCCATCTTTCCGTACCATGCCACCTCGCTGGTTTCGCGCCATTCGCGGGCATAGATGAAACTGCCGTCATAGGTCGTTCTGCCGGTATACTGGAAGCCGTTCTCGTGCATGAGAGTTACGAAAGTAGCCTTGATCTGCGCCATGGTCTGCTTCATTGTGGGATGCCTCCTTGTCATTTGCTGAGTGAGTGTTACCATAGACACCATGGAAAGACAAGCCTCACACGGTCTTTTTATCAAAAAAAAGACAAAGAAGCAGGGACGAAAAACGGCCCGATGCCGGGCCGGAATGCTTACCGTTTGACCTCGAAGGAATAGAAATCCTCGTCGCAGTCGAAGCATTGATAGGTGTACTCCGGGATGTCCGATGGATAGACCGGGCCACCGCAGCGAGGGCATTTCTTACCCGTTTCCGCATACCAGCGGCCATCTCTGACGATGCCCGGCAGCTTGCGGATCACGTCCTCGCCGTAGGCGGCTCCAAGGCCGGAGCCATTATCCCATGCGATGTGAACCGTGCCGATGTCATCCACATGGAGTACCGTCCCCTGATCGCCGGGGCGGAGGCGGGTATAAGGGTCGTTCATGAAAACCAGCTCAACGCGCTGACCCACAGGGTATTGGATGCGCAGGCGCTCGACCACCGAGCGCGGCGGGAAATCGTTCATACTCGCACCTCCTCAGTAGTCGCTGGGAAACAGCACCGTGGTCGCGCTGTGATCCCATTCGGTGATGATCCAAATTGTCCAGTCTGAATGCCATTCGTTAGTATAGGTAGCGAAAATACGAGCATCGCCATTGACCAGCGCAGCATTATTGCGCCTATGATCGGCAGCAACCATTTCGCCCCAATCAGCGTTGCAATAGCGTTGCACGCTGGCCCATACAAAGTCGGCAAAGTCCGGGTTTTCACACATCTTTGTAACAACCGTCTCCATGGCTTTTAAGCATCCGAGCGGGAATTTCGATTCCATGTCTACTCCTCCTTGCTTTGAAGTGAGTGGACTGTACTCTGAAACGTCATGAAAAGAAAGGCTTTATTCTCTCTTTTCCAGCGAAAAAGGCAAATTCCCCAGCAGCAGATTTCGGAAATCTTGGATGCCGCTGAGATAGCAGACGCGGTTTTCTTCGGCGGAATAGCAGCGCCTGTCGCTGAGAAGCTCCTCGAAAGCCTCCAGCAGCGGGGCGTTCCCGGCCAGCCGCTCCCGGAAGGCGTCGAGCCTCGCCATGTTGTCTGCATGGGACGGCGTAACATCCGGGTTCTTGGATAGGGCCACCAGTAGTTCATTCAGGCGCTCGGTGAGAGCGTTTTCCAGCGCATCAGCCACATAATTCATTCCTGCGCACCCCCTCCGCAATGCGGGCAGCGTTCGCTGTCCTCGTAATCGTAGACGCGCCCGCAATCGGAGCAGCGTACCCATTCGTCAAAGAGGAATTGCTCCTCCACCCATACATCCGGCGATTGCCAGTTGATGCAATCGAAGCAAAGGCGGGCAAGCGCCTCCTGACCGTCGCACAGGGCCAGAATGTCGTTGTGGGTATAGGGCGTGTCGGATAGCTCCGGCACATAGCAAACCTTGTCCGGGTGCGAGAGAAAGGCCGCCTCATCCTTGACGATGTAGCCCTGCCCATAGAATTCTCGCTGAATAAGCGCATCCCGCCCATTTTGAGCGGGAGTATATTTGCCGATCTGCAGCATGGCTTACACCTCCTCTACCTTGAACAGGAATGCGCCTCGCTTTTCTGGCTCGTCGTTGAAGTTGGTATAGCCGGTGTTGATCTGAACCATACCCTGCAGGGCGCAGCCATGCTGGGTGAATTCCCATGCGCTCTGAACCGCGCTCGACCAACCAGAGGAGAAGGTGAAAGCGGCGATGCCGTACTGGCGGAGGTTGGCAATGAGGGCAGCTTCGTTGCTGTACTGGTACACCTCGCAGATGTCGATATACTCGTTGCCCGCGTCCATGGCCTTCTCATAGAGGCCGTAAAGGATGGCGAAGTCCGCGCCCTTGGCGTCGATGCCTTCCAGAAGGATGTGGTGGTCGGCGCGGGCTTGCTCGATACCGGCGTTGTCGCCCTGTGCCTTGGCGGCCTCAAAGCGGGCCTTGATGGTCATGTGCTGCTGGTAGAGCTCTGCGAAAATGTTCTTCATGGGGTGTGCCTCCTTGTCATTTGCTGAGTGAGTGTTACCATAGACACCCTTGAAAGACAAGGCTTTTCGCTGCTTTTCCAAGCACTTTTTTGAAGTTATTTTTCAATTTTCCGGGCCTGTTCGCCAGTAAATTGCTCCCAGCGGCGCACGATCAGGTCGCAATGGAGCGGGTCACTTTCCATGGCCCGGCAAATGCGCCCAGATTGCTCGCAGGCAATGAGCGTGGAGCCAAGGCCCGCAAAGGGATCGACCACAACGCCATGCACGTCCGAGTGCATCTTGAGGCATCGCCACGGCAATTCCACGGGAATCTGCATCTCGCCGTCCTTGTCCCGGCGCATGGCGGAGATTTCCCACACGCCCGCATATCCCCACTTTCGGCGCTCCTCGCGGGTCAGTCGCTTTACGAATTGGAAGGAATGCGCCGCAAAGGCCGACACCCATGAATACTCCTGATCGTTGTACGCCTCGGGCGATTCGCCTGCAAAGGCAGCCACATAATCGAAGCTGGGCGTGGGCTTGTTGGAGGCATTCTGGAGCGCCGTTGCCGTGGGCAGATTCCCGGTCATTTTCCAGACCCTGATCCAGAGCGGGCGGAAGGAGGCGTCGGCGAACAGCTTGTTAGAGTGGAAGGAAAGCGGCTCAATGAACGGGCTGCCCGTTTTCATCAGGTCTGCGGTTTGCCAGCAGATCACGCTCGCGTATTTCGTGATCATCTGGATCGCTGTCGCCATCCGCTGGAGCCACGGCTCCAAGCCGTCCTTGGCGTATTCCTTCGGATCGGCGGGCGGGGATGTGATGGCGCATTGTGCGTGGGCATCGCCCAAAAGTCGCTCGAAGGCAGCGGGATCATCCGCATGGCCGCAAAGCAGCAGATGATCGCCGAGCTGCCACATATCGCCCGGCTGCGTGACCGGGCCGCCAGCATCGGCGATTTTCTTGCGTTCTGCGCCATCGTCGAAATCGTCCTGCTCGGATTCCTTGGAGTAGAATTTGTTGAGCAGGGCGTCCACTTCCTCGGCGTCAAAGCCGGTCAGGGAAACGTCGAAAGCCTCGGCGTCAAATTCCGCCATGAGGGAGGCCAGCTTGGTTTCGTCCCAATCGCCGGTGATTTTGTTGAGGGCGATATTGAGCGCCTTCTCGCGCTGGAGGTCAAGATCGACCACAACGCAGTCGATTTCCTGCTGGCCAAGGTCGATAAGCACCTTGAGGCGTTGATGGCCGCCGACCACATTGCCAGTCTGGCGGTTCCAAATGACCGGCTCCACATAGCCAAATTCGGCAATGGAGCGTTTGAGCTTCTCATATTCCCGGTCGCCCGGCTTGAGGTCTTTCCTCGGATTGTACGCTGCGGCATTGAGCCGGGCAGCAGGGATTTTCTGAATCTCCATGCGTTTCTCCTCTGGTGAAATTCTCGTAGGGGATGCCGATATACTCCAAGACCGTCCGCATTCCCAGCCCGCCTGCGTCCCAATCGCGCATACAATACCGCCACAGCTTGGGGTGCGTCTTTTGCAAACGCTGGAAACGGGTCGGCTCGGCGTCGAGGTGAGCGCCGAACATACAGAAGATGCAGCCGGTGCGCTCATAGCCCATGTCGTAAATCGGACAGTAAGGAATGTTGTACTTTTTGAGGTATGCCCACACATCCGCATCCGTCCAGAAAGACATGGGCGTGGATGTTGGCCGCTTGGCGTCAAAGGCATTGCAGCCGGTTTTTAGCCAATTCTTCTCGCGCAGCTTGCTTTCGCAGGCCATGGTGCCGATGATCGGGACGCGCCCGGTTTCATGGGCGTACTTTTTCAGCGGCTTTTTCTTCATTTCGTTGCAGCATTCCGCGCTGATCCGAAAGGGCGCGTTGAACAGGTGCCGCCAGCCCGCCGCCGTACAGAAGCGGGTCGGCGAGCCATCCGGGCGCAGGCCGTATAGCTTCTCGCGTATGACCTTCGGATCGCCGCGCCGGGCGCGTTCGATCCATTGCGCCTGCTCCTTGCTGACCACGGGATAGCCGTGGGTTTCGATGATCTTGCGGAAAGACATGGCCGGGCGTACCCACGTCACATCAGGGACGGTTTTCACGAATTCGCGTATCTCCGGGAATTCGAGGCCGGTATCCGAATAGACCGCAGGCACATCCGGGTACATTTCCCGGACGATATGCAAAAGGACGGTGCTGTCCTTGCCGCCTGAAAAGGAGACATAGACCTGCCCGTCCCAATGCTCGTACCATTCGCGGATACGGAGCTGCGTCTTGAGGATTTTCGCCTCCAACGGCAAGCCCTGCATCTGCTGTAATTGCCACAGTTCCATAAGCACCTCATAAAATGGAGCGCGGAGGATGGTGTCGAACCTCCAGTTCCCACCGGGATTGGTGGGCGGTCTGCCGTTAGCCTATCCGCGCATGATAAAAGCCGGATTACTCCGGCGTGGTGATTGCATGGCGTTCCGCCTGCGTGATTTTCGCGCCCTTGTACATACCGGCCCCCAGCTCGTCAATACGGGAGAAGGGAATCTCCGGCACCGTCAGCTTGGCCCGGCAAGCGGGGTCGATAAAATAGATATACCGAAGCTGCCAGCCCTCCAGCAGCCTGGAGCCGCTGGCCTCCAGAAACTCCTTCCATGCGAAGCGCCCGTTGGTGAAGTCAAAGTAGCATTTGCCGCCCAGCTCCTTGCGCGGCGTTGTCGGGTTGGAGGACAACACCATTTTGTGCAGGCGCGTACCGTCCGGCAGGACGCAAAGGGCCTCGTTGGGTTTCATTCCTGTCAGCACGAAATTGGCGGCGCGGTAGATGGTGCCGTCGCCGCAGGAGCAGGCGTCCGCGAAGGAAACGACCCATTTGACCTGCGGTGCGTATTTACGGATCAGCCGCAGGCTCATGGCGATGGCTCGGCTTTCCGAATTGCGCGGCAGCACAGAGTCAAAGGCCATGCGGTTGAGCTCCAGAAACTCATTCCAGCCGGTTCCCTCCACCAAGCCAATGATCTGCTGCTTATTCATGCTGGGGCCGTAGCTCATAACGCCGTGGAGCTGACCGTCAAGAAAAACGCCGAAGTGCAGCTTGGAGTTATTGACCACGCCGCCAGAGTAGTGATGCGCTCGGATGAACGGGTTGGCGATGCTGCCGGGGATCACCTTGAGGACAATATCTTTAGCTCGTCCCATCGGTATGACCCTCCGGCGTTTTGATTGCATGGCGTTCCGCCTGCGTGATTTTCTCGCCCTTGTACATACCGGCTCCCAGCTCGTCGATACGGGAGAATGGAATCTCCGGCACCGTTAGACGTTTGCGGCACTTGAGGTCGATGAAGTACATATAGCGGAGCTGAAAGCCGGGGATCGGCTTTGCACCCACATAGTCCAGATACTTCTTGAAATTGTAAGTGCCGCCGGTCACATCGAAGAAGGTCAGCCCACCCAGTTCCCGGCGCGGCGTGGTAGGATTGCTGGCCAGCGTCATTTTGTGGATGCGGGTGCCATCCGGCAGCTCGGCCAGATTGAGATTCTCCTTGATGCCGGTAAGCACAAAATTGCTCGCCCGGTAGATGGTGCCATCGCCGCAGGAGCAGCCATCCGCAAACGAGATAATCCATTTGACCTGTGGAGCGTATTTGCGCAGGAGCTTGATGCTCATGGAAATCGCCCGGCTCTCCGAATTGCGCGGCAGTACGGAATCAAAGGCCATGCGGTTGAGTTCCAGAAACTCGTTCCAGCCCGTTCCCTCCACCAGACCGATGATCTTGCTCTTGTCCAACGAAGGGCCATAGCTCATAACGCCATGAAGCTGGCCGTCGAGGAATACGCCGAAGTGCAGCTTGGAATTGTTGACAACCTTCCCGGAATAGTGATGCGCCCGGATGAACGGATTGGCAACGCTGCCGGGGATGACCTTCATAACAATTTCTTTAGCGCGGCCCATTCTCTCACCACCTCATACAGACCGTTACCGTTGTGATTTTCATTCGTGAAGGTCTCGGTAACGGCGTTCTGCTCGTAAACATACTTGATCGCCGCCAGAATGAGCTTCGCCTGCTCGTCGTGGACGGTGATGGAAATTTGCTGGAAGGGCTTCTTCTCGCCATCGTCCAGCGTGAAATTCTCCGAGAAATCCTCATCGGAGATCGTTTCAAAGCCGAAGTCGGTCATAGGGAGCATGATGTCCGCCAATTCCAGCGGCAGAAGATCCATGTCCCACTCGGCCATTTCGCCGACCTTGTTATCGGCGAGGCGGAAGGCTCGAATCTGCTCCTCGGTCAGCTCGTCCGCAATGACGCAGGGAACCTCCTTGATGCCGAGGGACTGCGCGGCCTTGTAGCGGGTATGACCGGCCACGATTTCGTGATTGGCATCAATGACCAGCGGCACCAAGAAACCAAACTCCCGGATGCTGGCAGCGACGTTTTTCACAGCCTCGTCATTCTTGCGGGGATTCCGGGCATACGGGTGGATGTCGGTCAAAGGTATGTTTTGAATATTCATGTCGCAATCAGCCTTTCTTCAACTGGAGGTTTTGCGGTAGTGATGGCAGCCGCCGCAGACATTACTGCCCGGCACTTTGCCACAGCTTGCCGCACAATATGGAGCGGCGCATCAGGCACAGGGTTTAGTTCACCGGCAAATTCTCCATAAAGAAGCTGCGCAGCCGTATTGTATAGCTGCGCAGCTTCGACGGCGTCCTTGGTAACGCCCAGATGGATCATTCGATTGTTCAGGCCAATTCGCGCTTGATAGCGAGAATTGCCGGGCATCTTGGTAACGCCTAAATAGCCAGAGACGCTTTTATGTAAATAGCTTTTGTTCAAGCTATTTTGATGCTGAGTGACCAGCCGTAGGTTACTTGCGCGGCAATCATGGCGGTCACGGTTGATATGATCGACAACGGCATTTTCATCTGCCCCGATGACAAAACGATGCAAGGAAATCTGTCGATTCCCTTCGGGCGCATGAATGACTCCAACGATATAGCCATTAGTGTCATTTCGCCAGAAAACCGTTTCAACCAAAGGAACAGCGCAGACATCGACAATAAAGCAGCTTCCATCACTCAGTACGCCACGGGCATGATCGCCTTCGACGGAAAAGTGATAGTCAGGCGGGCAGCTTTCACAGCGCGAAGATTTAGAGGACGTAATCTGCCCATAGGTATGCTTGCAGAGCGTTCCGCAACGCAGGCATTTGCACATATACAGCGGAATACCCGCTGCGGTCTGTCCCGCCATAGAAAGAATCTGCCAGCCATTGAGTTGCTCGCCCAAGTGCCTGCTTCGGTCATCGGTTTGGCGCAAGGCCACACAGCAGTCCTTGCATCCGTATTTCTGAGAGAGGATGCTCCGAGGCATGGCGTTATACACATTGCCGCAATCACAGGCGACGCGGTACTGGATATGTCCGTGCCGATCTCTTTGCGCAGGAGCGCGAACGGTTAAACGGCCATAGCGTTGACCGAGTACAATTTCCAATCTTTTGTTCAAGGAAATCAACCTCCGCGCCGGGCGCTCAGCAGCCGCTCCATCATATCCTCCTGCGGCGTTGTGCCGGAATAATCCGTGGAGCAATTTTCCTTCATGATTCCGTAAATCATGCCCCACAGCGCATTGGCCTGCTTCATGTAGGTTTGCGCAATGGTGATATAAGGCGAGGTGATCGCATTTCCCTGAGAATTCTTCGCCAGAAAACCATAGGTGGAAATGCACCGCTCACATTGAATCAGGCGAGCGGCAGAAAGGGCATAATGCTCAATCAGCTCGGTGGAAACGTGCTGGGCGCATTGCCGATCATTGAGCCATGTCCACACGGACTGAAAGATTTCTTCGGCCTCAAACTTTTTTCCATCCTTCTGTGCGTCCCGCAGGTAGTCCTTGGGGTTGGGCATATCAACGCCTTCAAGATCGGTGTAATTCTTGAGCACACGGATGTTACGCTTGCCCGGATTACCGTCCAGCAGCTTTTCGGACAGGGCCTTGCGTGGCCGACCGCCTGTTCCGGGCTTGGGGCCTCTTGCGCCCATAGCGATTCACCTCCAATCAGAAACTTTTTACTTTCTCGGAAAAACTTTTGCGGAAATTTACACGCGGGTACGGCCCCGCTATGTGGTGCGATTCATTTTGAGATTTTGGAGCCCCCTACGGGCGATAGATCGGCCCGCCCCAGCGACCGCCCTCCTTGGCGGTGATCCGAGAGTGGCAGGACTTACATAGGGCCATGAGATTGCTTTCCTCATGGGTGCCGCCCGCTGCCAGCGGGACGATGTGATGGACTTCCTCGGTGGCCGTGATCCGCCCCTCGCGCCTGCACACCTCACATAAGGGGTGTTTGGATACGAACCTGCGCCGGATTGCGGGCCATGCGCCATTATAGCGACGCTTCATGTCGGGCGTCCGCCCATATCGGTTATACTGAGCAGACATCGCCTTTTCGTGGGCCGGACAGTATTGCTTGCTGGTTAGCTCCGGGCAGCCGGGGTAGCCGCACGGGTGCTGTGGTTTCCTCGGCATCGAATCCCTCCAAATGGAAAGGCCACCGTGACACTCAATCACGATGGCCTCGTTTATTCTTCTTGACAGTATACATTATCTCATAGGCAGGCAGTCCCATTCAAGTCCCATCATAGTCCCATCGTAGTCCCATCGAGTCCCATTTTAGTCCCATCATAGTCCCGTCCATATTCGTCTGCAGCCAGTAGAGATTCCACCATACACAGGCCATCTTCATGGGCGCGGAATACATGGGTGCGGCTGTATCCTACATTCTCAATAACATCCTGCCAACCATACAGATTCAAGTACCGTTCCGTCAATACCTGCTGCTGGGTTTCGTTGGGAATCCGGCAAATCATGAGCGCCAGCTCAATCTTTGCATCATCCAGCGTAGCTTCGTCGGCTTTGATGGATTCCTTCAAATCCGCAATCTTGCACACCAGCGTTTCTACCCGCTGGAGATTGGGCGACGGACTCCGGGGCATATCGCTGATCTGCGCCGAGCAGCCGGTAGCCAGCTCCTCCAACGATTCAACCTGCGATTTCTTCCACTTGACTCTGCGTGTGATTCGGCCCACACGGCCAAGGAATTCCTTGGCGCGGCTTTCTTGTTCATTCGGGCGGTTGGTCATCCGCTCACCTCCATTTCTGCAAGGATGGCGGCCACCTGCGCCGCCGAGGTCACATGAAAGGCCAGACCACCAGCCTTCCGTATCTTGTCAATCGTGATTTCTTGGAGCTTCGACAATTTGCCCGTTTCCGTCTTTACCTCGAAGGCCACGAAGCGTCCATTGATGCAGGCGATAATATCCGGGATGCCTGCTGTTCCATACATTCCGCCGTGTTCCTTCCAAGAGAAGCAATTCGGCGTTTTCTTGAGCAACCGCTGGATGGCGGCCACAATATCTCTTTCAGCCATTCGTGCCTCCGTTACTTTTTTCGGGTGTGACCGCCGATTGTAGAGGTTCGCGTTTATACACATACATATATGCGTATATATGGGGGGATCGAAGTCGTTCCGCGTAGCTCTATATTTTTGGTCACGATGGTAACAAGTAACATTAACCTACAAGGGGTTCAACCTGTGCGTGGATAAAGCCCTCAATGTCGCAACGCTTCTGGATCAACGGATAGTTCAGCACGATGGCCTTCTTCGTATCATCGCCAAAGCGGATCACTTTGGTTTCCACATACAGGTCGGATTTACGGAGCTGCTTCATAAACTGCGAATACGGCAGACATTCGCCAATAATGGCATGGTCGCGGCGATACGCCGTATAACGGTCATAGATGCCACGGAAATGGATGGCGATGTTTCCGTCCGGCAGCGTTTTGCATTCATCGCAGGTCAGGCCCATACGGTCAATGACCTCCAGCGACAATTCCACAACGCTCTTATTGCTTTCGCCACCGTCGAGCAGGTACTCCCGGACACCATATTCCAGATGCGTGATGCAGGCGTCCGTACCGATACTGAAAACCTGTCCCCATGCCAGCCCGAGACGCGCCAGCATTGCTTCAATAAGGCGGATGCCCACCATACAGCAAGCCAGATTGTTGAGAATACGGGTCGGTAGGGCCGCATTGAACAACGGGAGCGCCTCCTTGTGCCAAGTGGCAACGGCCTCGGTACGCAAAGTCAGCGCAGTATCCAGAAGCGCACGTCCCATGGCGGTCAGATCGCCCTGCCGCTCGGTGATCCGGGCAAAAGCCGCACGCGCCGAGGCGTCCTTGAGGTCGCGCTTGCTGAAAAGCAGTTCCATGGCGCGTTCGCGGATGGCCGTTTCGTCCGGGGATTCTTCGCCCGCAATGACCAGCGGAGCCAGCAGTTCATAGGATACCTGCGTCTGATCCGCCCGGCCACGGACGCCCTCATGCCCGTCATAGCTGTCGCGCATATGGTTATAGAGCGCACCAAGGCGGAGCTTTTCGATCTTGGACGGCTTGAATTCGTCCAATGCCTGCGGAAACAAATTGCTGGAGGCGGCCTCTTTCATCAGGGTAAATCCCGTCACCTGCGGGGATGCGATAACCTTGCTGCGCCCGAAGATGGGCATAACGACACGTTCCATGGTCGTGGATTTGCCGCTGCCAGCCTCACCGATCATAAACAGATGCGGGTACTTGATGCCCGCCGAGCGGAGCATTTCCTTGACAAAGCATCCAGCGCACCATGCCAGCACAGTCACGGCCTTGGCGGGTTCGTTGTAACAAAGCAGATTCTGGCCCAGCGTAGCCATGCGGTCGGCAATAATGGGATTATGCTGGAGAAGCACCGATTCGATGGCGGCATATTTCTCAAGCTGTACCATATCCGGGACTTCTTCTCCGCCAGCAGTAAATGCCCGGTCACGCGCCACATAGACCCAGCGGCCATTGCGCTCATGCAGGCCCAGCGCCTTGACGCCATGTTTTACCTGCCAATCCAGCCCGGCGAGATATGCCTTGAGAATCTCCAAATCACCGTCGCTGCCCATGTAGCAAAGCGAAATGGTACGTTTGTTGAGAATGGCTTTGAATTTCTGTGCCGAGGCAAAATCCGATGTCATAAAGGACAGCCGGAAGGTTTCACCGTACATGGTTACAGCTTCGCAGGTCATCTGCGTTTCATCCTCAGCCACCAGCATTTCCAGCGGCTGAATGATAAAATTGGTCAGCGCATAGACGCTGTCGCCGCGCTCCCGGTAATATCGTCCGTTGGCTTCGTAGAGGCCCAGCTCGCCGCCCGGCGAATATACCTGCTCGGTGCGCTGGATGGCCTGCTCCAAGGTTTCCTCGCCATAGGTCGCGCCATCGGCATGGTGTACCTTGTCCCATTTCTCCCGGAACAGCTTGGATCGGCGAAACAGCCTGTCCATCTGCCCCTTGTTCTTGCTCGTCCAGAAGGCCAGCGAGCAGCAGAGCGACAAATCAGCCTCCGATTGGCTGCCGAATTTGCCGTCCCAGCGGCCCTCCCACAAAGCGGTGAATTCCTCGCCATTCTGCGCGGCGGCAGCTTTTTCCAATACCTGTTCGTCGGTGAGCGATACGGCGCGGGCGGCCTTCTTTACCTTGGCCTTGCGGTCTGCCTTCTTCTTGGCAATGTAGTTCTCGTGAATCCACGGCAGGACGGATGATCCGTCCGCGATGGTATCCGGCGTCCCTTCGAGCCGGTTGCCGGTCATGGTGAAGTAGCGGGCGGAGGCGTACATTTCCACGCCCGACGTGCTATTCTTGTTCCCCTTGCCCGGCATGACGCCACGGAAGAAAATGTGCAGGCCAGAGCCGGAAGGCGATATTTCCGTGTAGGACGGGGCCTTGTCCAGAATGGCCTGCGCCGTTTCATTGAAGGAGCCGTCCTCATTGCGGCAATGGTCAATGTCCACGCCGACGATGCCGCCCGCCTCGGTGAATACGAAGCCGACGCCGGTGAACAGGTACTTGTCCTTTGCGGCCATGGCCTCCGCCAGCGTCGCCCAACTCTGCGGATTGGTGGAGGAAGCCTTGCGGCCCGTCTTGGGATCATAGGGAACCTTCCGGGGCTTGTCGCTCTTGGGATCAGGCTCCAGCCGCCAGCAGATCCATTGCGGCAAGATCGCTAATTCATCAGGAAACCTCATACCATATCGCTCCTTCCCTTGGCCTTGTTGGCCTTTTGCTTCGCTCGCTGCTCGGATCGCGGCGGACGGTTTTTCTTGGGTTTATGGGGCATATCGAGATTCTTGGGCGGGATCGGTGCGCCGTTGAAATAAGCGAGGCGCATCCCTTCCCGTCGTTTTGCTGCGCGTTCCTCGCGCCGGATATTGGCGAGCGCCTGTCCCGCTGTGGGGTCGGCGTAGCCTTCGTGATTTCTAAACATAGGCACCTCCGCCATCATTCAGCCTTGTTGGCCCAAGGCATTTTCTTGTTGTAATAGGTATCAGCAATGTATTTCTGCTGCTCTGGGGGAAGCGTATTCAGGTGCGCATTGCAAGCGGCCTGATCCTCCTTGAGCTGCTGTTCGCTCTTATAGAAAGGGCATTTGTCGTAACCAGGGCATTGTGCGACCAGCAAGATAGAGCAGCCGCTTTTCTTCATTGCAAAGCACTTTTCCATGTGCGAAACCTCCTTAGTCTATTTCGTTCATGTGTCCAAAGTCGGTGCCATAGGCAGCCTCCGCCACAATCGGCACGTCCATTTCGGGGAAGGGTTGGGCGTCCATGCAATCCTGAATGAAGGCCACCGCCTCGGTAAGCCGCTCGGCGGGCAATTCAAACACAAGCTCGTCGTGAATCTGGAGAACGGGCCGCAGCCACGGACGCTCGACCATGCCCACGATCAGGCGGGCCAATGCCAGCTTGAGAATATCGGCAGCGGTTCCCTGTATCGGGGTATTGAGGGCGCAACGCTCGCCGAAGCTGCGCGTTCCCCAATCCTGCGAGCGAATGCCCGGCAGATACCGACGACGCCCGAGGAAGGTTTGCGTATACTGCCGCTGGGTGGCGGCGCGTTTCGCTCGTTCCTGCCAGCGGGTCAGATTCGGATAACCGGCTTTCAGATTGGCAATGATGGCCTCGCAATCCTCGACGGATTTATCCAGTCCCGCCTTGAAGCGCAGCGTCCGCTGGAGGCCACGGGCGAACAGGCCATAGAAAACGCCGAAGTTGACGTTCTTGGCAATGGTACGCCGCTCTTTGTAGTCCGGGGCGTTCTTATCCACGGCCTGCTCGTATGGAATCCCGAAAATGACCGAGGTGGTCGCCGCATGGATGTCGCCGCCTGTGCGGTAGGTATCCAGCATCTTCGGGTCGCGGCAGAAGAAAGCGCCCACGCGCAATTCGATCTGTGAAAAGTCGCAGGATACCAGCACATGGCCCTCGGGCGCGATGATGAAGGCGCGAATGCCCACGGGATCGTTGGTCTTGCGCGGGCAGTTCTGCATATTCGGGTTGCGGGCGGCAAAGCGTCCCGTTTCCGTCGCCAGCGGCAGCAGGTCGGGATGGATACGCCCGGTGGCCGGATTGACAAAGCGCAGGTATCCGTCGATATAGGTCGTTTTGAGCTTGCTCCAACGGCGGTACTCCTGTACCAATTCAAAGAGCGGCACCAGCTCCGGGCGATTGGCCGCGCACCATTCGGCGAGCATGACCATCGTTTGATCGTCCGCCGCCTCGGCATTCTTGGCCGTGGTTTTCAGCACCGGCAAGCCCAGCGTCTTAAAGAGATAGTCCTTGAAAGCCTGCGTCCCGGCATTGGCCCCAATATCGACGTCGCCCACGATGGCGCGGATTTTCCCCCGAAGCTCCAGCAGCCGGGCGGCGCATTCGCCCTGCTTGCGGATCATGGCGGTTTCGTCCATGAGCAAGCCGTTGTATTTCATCAGGCCGCAATAGACCGCCGTGGGCGATTCGATCTCCTCCACCACATGGCGATGGCGGAACAGGCCCTGATCGAACCAGCGGTTGAAGCGATGATAGAGCCGGAGCGCATAATCGCTGTCCGCGCAGGCATAGCGCACCGTGTCCGGCGCATGGGACGGCAATTCGTCGAAGAAGCGGCCCTCCGTGACCTCCTCGAAGGTGGGCAGCTCGTCGCCGATCAATTCCGGCACCAGCCGCTTGAGGCCGCAATCTCCAAGGCTGCGGAATTCAAAGGGAGCCTTGAGCGTCATTTGCGCGGCGGCGATGGTGTCATAGCAGGGCGGCTGGACGACGATGCCCAGGGCATACAGGAACATAGCTTCAAAGGCCAGATTATGGGCCACCTTGACAACGCCTTTATTCATCCACAGTGCATCCTTCAGAAACGGGATCACTTGCGCCCGGTCAGCATTGCAGCCGTCCAGATGCTCAAGCGGCACATAGATGGCGGAGCCTTCCTCCACCGAAAGGGAAACGCCGACGATGCAGGCCCTGTGCGCATCCAGCGCGGCGAGGGGATCGTCGCGGTATTGAAGCAGCGGAGAGGTTTCAAAGTCGAAGGCCACGACGGCGGCGTTTTGAAGATAATTTTTAATAGCCGCCAGCGTCGTTTCACATCGGTAATTCATAAAGACCTCCTTGTAGAAATGCCGGAGGGCAGAAAGCCACCCTCCGGCGCGTCGGATCAGGTCAGCGGGTTCAGCACCTCGCCGGTTTCCGGGTCGATCATTTCGGCGGCGGCGTCATCGTAATCCACGCGGGTGGCGAATGCCTTCACCTGCTCGGCCATGGATTCGATGTAGGGCAGCTCCTCCGGCGTCAGCGGACGGGCCACGGCGAATTGCGCCTGCGAGTAGGCAATGCCCGTGGCGTTGGTCGTTTTCTGGAGAGAAAACTTGGTCACGACGCTGCTGGACTTCTTGCCCTTGGCCAGCAGGCGCTTGACGTATACGGCGAAGTCGCGCATGGAGCCGGTGGGCAACGTCAGCAGAATCGGGATCAGCTCGCCTTCCCGGAGGATGAAAATGCGACGCTTGTTCTTGCAGGCCTTGCCGCCATTCTCGCCGGAGCCAAACTGATTGAGTGGGCAGCGGGCGCAGGAGCCGCCCGGATTGCCCACGCCGGTCACACCATCATAGCTGCCGCAGTCCGGGGCGTTGTTGCCGCCCGTGAACCGCTCGCGGTAGTAGCTGAACAGCGGATGGTGGAACAGGATCACGCCGGAAAAATCCTTCACCATATCGGTTTCGCCGGGCAATTCGCCGGGAACCTCGAAAGCCTGTCCGCCAGCGGCGGGGATCGTCACGCGGTCAAAGGAGATGTCCATACCGCCCAGCTCCGAGGCCATCGCCTCCGCCAGATTGAAGTCCTTGAGCGCGGTAAAATTGGTGGCGGGGATCATTTCATTCTTGCTCATTGCGTTTTTCCTTTCTTATCGGGCTGCCTTGCGCACGCCCACAGTCGTTTTTTCAAATATGGAAACAAGGCCCGAAAGCCACTCCGGCAGCACATCGCCGTTCTCCGCGATTTGCTCCTTCACGAAGCTGGAGAGCGAATTGGCGTTGACCGTCTCAGTGATCAGGTCGCCGAAGCCCTCGGCCCGGAGCGCATCGAAAAGCTCCTCCTTGCGTCCGGCTGCGGCATTGGCGCGGGTCTTGGTAGTCAGGCAGAACATCGTACCGGCGCGGGTGAAATTCTGCGTTTCATTCTCGGCCATCAGATTGGAAAGGTGCCAATCTGCGTTGTCGATGTCCATGTTGACCTGCTTGAGTTCGGCCTCCAGCTCGTCCTTCCGATCCCGGAGGGCCTTGAGCCGGTCAGCCCATTCAAAAAGGGTGGTTTCTTCCATAAGCGTCCTCCTCGTGAAGATCGGGCAAAGCCCGATTAGCGATAGCGATTGCTTGCAATCGCAGAGCGTAGCCCACGGGCAGCCTATGGCTGTTCGGGGGCCGACAAAGTAAAGGGATTCACGCCCGCCCGGCAATCATCCACCAGCGCCTTCGCTACATCCGCCTTGGCCTGCAACGTCGCCATGATCTTCTCGTCAATCGTCCCTCGGACAATGAGATGGATATAGGTGCAGCGGCGCTCCTGTGAAAGACGATGGATGCGTCCCTTGGTCTGTTCATAATCGCTCATGGAGTAATTCAGCGAATAGAACACCATGGTCGTAGCTGCCGTCAGCGTAATGCCGAGGCCTGCCGTGGCAATTTGCCCGATGAACACACGCACATCCGGGTCTTTTTGAAATGCCGTCACCTGATCCATGCGGTCTTTGACATCTCCATAGATCGCGGAATAGCGCAGACCCTTTTTTCGGAGCATTTCCTCCATGGCGTGTATCTCCGGGATAAAGCGGGCAATGACCACGATCTTGCGCCCATCGTTTTCTGCGCTGTCGATCAGGTCAGAGAGCGCGTTCAGCTTGGCACGAGATACCTGCGTCATCCGCTCCTGATCCTCGCCTTTGACAAAGCCGCCCGTCATCTGCGAAAGCCGCAAAAGCTGATTCAGGATGTTATTGGCGAGAATGTAGCCCGTCTCTTGGCCGATGGCCGCAGACAATTCTGCATAGCCATCCTTGGCGAGCTGCCGATAGATGCGCTGTGCATCCGGCTCCAAATCCACATACTGCACAGCGTCCGTCGCTTCGGGAAGGTCAAGGCATTCCGCCTTGGTTGCCCGGTACGCGATGCTGTGAAGTCGCCTGATAAATTCGCTTTCCATGGATTTCTTCATGACCGGCGTGTGCAGACCATAGCCCACCATGTCGAAGAATTTGTTTCGGAACAGATAGAAGCTGGAGCCGTACACCTTCGGGTCGGTGAATTTGTACTGGCTGAAAACATCCAAAGGCTTATTGGTAATGACCGTGCCGGTGAGAAGCAGGCGGTATTTTGCCACCTTTGCCAGCTCATGCAGGGATTTGCTGGCCTTCGCGTTGTGGGTCTTGATCCTGTGGCCTTCGTCGCACACGATCATGTCTGGCCGCCATGCAAGCAGCTCCTTTTCCAGCCGCCACGCGCTCTCGTAATTCACGACAAGCACCTGCAAAGCAGCCGTCCCGGTCATGTGCCGGATGGTGTCAGCCTTCCTTGCGATAGTGCCTTGAAGGATGACGAGGGCGTATTCGTAGTCGGCAAACTTGCGCATTTCCTCCTCCCATACGCCAACAATGGAGAGCGGCGCAACAATCAGCAGCCGCCGTATACGTTTCTGCTGCCAGAGGGTGCCAATGACAGCGATGGAGGTCAGCGTCTTGCCGGTGCCCATTTCCATTAGGAGCGCGGCCCCTCCGCCGACCTTTAGCTGGGCCAGCGCAAATTCCGCCGCCTCCTGCTGGTGTCGGTAGGGCGTCGCCCTGATCGGTAAGCGGATCATGTGGCACCACCGCCTTCCGTCATGGCCTCCTCGAACACGTTGACCGAATCAACGCTGTCGCCTGGCATGAGGATCACGACCTTATGCCGATTCCCGAACAGCAGCCGCCAGAGCCATGCGGCCAAGGGCCGCTGCTGACATTCAAGGATAGGGCCGTCGCGCTTGCCGCCGCCTCGCATCCGAATCTTGATGCTGTGAGTCATTGGATTCCCGTCCTTCCCGAAGGGCGGTTTCGTATGCCCTTCACAGGTAGGCCACGGGAGAGGGTCAAAACTGAGGGTCGCTAAAAATTTTCTTTAAGTTTTTTTCGGCGGTACGCAATCTGTGCGTGATGGCCGAACCCGAAACGCCTTCCATGGCAGCAAAATCATTCACGCTCGTGCCATCGAAATAAACAGCGCGGATAAGCCGCTTCTGATCCGGGCGCAAATGCTCCAAGGCCATCTGGACGCGCTCATCCGTTTCGCTCATGGGCAGGGAGGCAGGGTCAGCAAATTGCATCCCCTCGTCGCTTTCCGCCATATCCAGCGAAATATGGCGACGGGTATTGGCGTGGTCATTGTTGTACTCCCGCCGATCCGCATCGGTCAGGGTCATGTACAGAGCTTCGGTTACTTCGATTTCCTGAGATTCGCCATTGAGAAAGTGATAAGTGTATTTCATGCTCTCGACTCCTTGAGTGCGGAACCCAAAGAGCCGTGCGCTTGTCCAAAAAGCAAAAAGCGCCAGACGGATAAGAAATCATCAGCTTTCGCTGAGAATCTCTGTCCGTCTGGCGGCTCTTTGGATTCGCAAGTTTTATTTAATTCATCGTGTCCTCGGTGGTGTTATCAGGCGGTGTCGGAGAAATCTCCAATACGCCTTCTGCTGAAATTTTGATATAGGTGATTTCCTTTTTGCGTTGAATCTGCAAAACACGGTTTTTGCCGTCCCATTTGCCGAGGAGCTTCCCGGAAGCGGATTTTATTGCCTGAATCATTCTCGATACCACCTTTCACATCAAGTACGCTTGTACGCAATTATGCGTACAAATAAGGGATAAAAAAACGGGGGATGTCCCCCGTATACGGGTACTGCTCAAATTGCGTCTGCAAAATCTATCAACGTCTGTACAGGAGCAGTGCTGCGAATCAGTTCAAAGTCAAGCAAACGATATTGGGCCGCCTCGTTCGAGACGTTAAAGGTGTCCGAAACCGCCAAGATAGCGGCAATGTCGTGGTCAATGCCTTTTTTCATGGGCAAGGATCGCACGAGCTTGTGTACTGCTGAGCGCGGCATCAGCAGTGCGGAGGCCATCCGATTGGCCTGCCATTCCATACGCTCTGACGGTGTCCACAGCTTGGGAGCCTTCTGGCGCAAATTGTGAGTGCCATCCACGCGGCACTGAACCATAGGGGCTGCAGGTGCATCGAACATGGAGAGCTGGTTGGGATCATAGGCATAATACGCGGAGTGGAAGATGCTGTGGCCAGTTTCGTGGCCCATCGTGAAACGATACCGTCCTTCTTTTCCATCCTCCAGCAGCGTATTGTCTATAATCACAGTTCCCGCGCGTACCGACATATAATCCGCCTCGTTCTTCTCAGGCACATAGACGATTACGCGATTGGTGTCGTTGAACACGGTCATGCCGAGATAGCGACCATCATTGGAAAGCCACGCAAAATCCTGTGTCAGCCCAAGATAGTAGCAGGCAAAGCGGTCTATATCGACAGGCGACGGGTCATCTAAGACCTTCGGTGAGAAGTCTCGGATATACGCTTCTCCCAGACTGTCAATATCCGTCTTGCTCAATATCGGCACACGACATTTATCCATGCGGAATTTGGGTCTGATCAT